CGGATGAATGCCGAAAGTCTTCTTTATGGCTTCTGCCGGATCGGCCTTGGAGTCCGCTTTCTTTGCTGGATGAATTCCGAACGCTGCGCCTACGGATTCAACCACTTCTCTATCTTCCTTCACTTGCGCCTGTCGTATTGAATTAGCGTGTACGACAATCGACTTGAAAAGAAGATCACTAAACTCTGAGGCGTTACGAGCGCGTAATGTCCTTGTTTGGGCTACACGCTCGTAATCCTCTGATTCTGGGTCTAATCTTATAATGTCCTGTGTAAACCTGAGACAGGCTTCGTTGGCAATTTCTTCGACCACTTTCCAACCGGGTGAAAGAATTACTTGCAACAGCAGTGCTTTCTTTGTCGGTGATAAATCTGGTGAAAGAATTGTTTGCTTTTCTTTTAGTTGTCTCTCAGTCATTAGGACCTCTTATATTTTTTCAGATATTTGATTGCTTTAAGTAAAAGGTCTATGCTGTCTTTGAACATGCCTAAACCCCTATTACAATTGCCACAAAGAAGACCCCTCAACTCGTTTGTCTTGTGGTCGTGATCTACCGATAAAACTCTTACCTTGCCTGAACGATGGTCTTTGTGGGTTTCTTTGTTGCCGCACAGAGCACAACGATTCCTTTGTTTTTTAACTTTCTCTTTGTACTCTTCAGGCGTAATACCGTAATTGTGCTTGCGAGCAATTTCAGCAACTCTGTCAGGATGCTTTTTAATCCACTCTTTAGTTCTGGCGATTCTTTCGGGGTCTCTGTGCCTTTTGTGCGTCTGTTCGTACTTTCTGCTTTTCTTGAGATTTAATTCTTTGATGCGCTCGGGGTTATTCAGTGCCCATAGTCTCGAACGTTCTTTTACTTCTTCTGCGTGTGCAAGATACCAAGCATGTTTCTTTTCTGCGTCTGTCATTTGTCTCTCCTTATAAGAGTGATCTGGGGGAGTATAAGGCTCCCCCTGTATCAGTAAAGCCGTGGATTATAAGCCCACGGGAAGTATTTTACAAAGCTGTTGTTGAACCGAACCCAGATGTTGTATTTTGTCCTATCAATTCAGGCTGTGTAGCCTTATTGATGGCGGCACGAAACGCTTCATTTCCTGCCTTACCCAACTGTTTCTGGTTCTCTATTTGTTGTTCGTGCTCGAAGTTTGCTTTCTGCATTTGAGCGGCACTGGCTGCCTGTGCTTGCTGTAAGGCTGCAGGCGAGTTAGCTTGGTGACGCTGTGCTTCTTCTGGTGTCATCTTGCGGAGGAACGATTGACTAAATTTCCAACCCGCCGCATCCACAAACGCCTTAAAGATTGCAACAGCATCAAATTGATACCCTGCATCGTTAGCATTTGCTGTGAATGAGGGGTTGTTCAAAAGTTGAATAATTATAGGAAGGGCTTGCGCCATTTCCTTCTTCGCGCCCAACTGCGCGCCCGCGAGAACTTCGTATTCAATGTTCGCTTCACGGAATTCAATGTGGTCAACTAAATACGGCTCACCGAGTTCATCGCCAAGTAAGTCACGAATGACTGAAGTCGGCAACAATAAGTTGTTGAGTTCATCCATCTGATACAGCCACGGCTTGAACACTTGACGAACGAATCGTCCTGTCGGACCATCAAGTCGGCTGGCGTTAGCTTGAATAACCGCTGCCGCGCCCGTTCCCGAACGCATGCCTGTGGTTTTAATACCAGCGGCACCTGCGCCTTGAACAACTTGTTCGTTCGCTCCTGACGTCGACGCTCCCGATGACTGAGCTTGTGCAATGAACTGCCACGCTTCTCCCGGGACCGGCGGCATCTGAAGAAACTTAAATGCCTTGTCGACGTCTTCTTCGACGTCGATAATTCCGCCTTGACGCCAACGGACGTCTTGGGTAAGAGCGTTAAAACCTTTCTTACGAACGGCGGTTGGTTGCAAACCGTACGCCAACAAATCAAGAGCCAAGTTTGTTACGCCTTGCTCAACGATTTGCTCGCTTCCGATAAGAAGACCAAGCCCTTGTCCGTAAAAACAATCCGGAATGTTTCGCCAATTGAACGAATAGAACGGAATGTGTCCGTACGGGTTCGCTTCATTGCGAACAAGAATATTGTGTCCGTTGAAGGACAGAATCACAATAACCTTCTCGTCATCCCAACGTTCCAAAATCTCGATAGGTGAACGGTTAGGATCGGCTGAAGTCTTGTAGCTGCGTGGCAAAGCATGTTGGATATATCCCATCATGCCTTCCGGAAGCGTCATCGTAATATTGTCTGGACCCGATGTCGGGTTCTGCGCAAAGATTGCTCTGAGCACATCCTCTTCAGGAATGTTGTAGCCTTCTACGCCACGTAGACGGTTAAGATCGCTGTACGTTGCGTAATCGCGATATACAACCCAGCCCGCGCGGCGAATGTCGCCGACGCGGCAACCCGGATTTACAAGCACTGTGCGAATATCGCAGAATTTAATCCAAGGATGCGAAATCTTCTTCGTGTACTCTTCGGCTTCGTAATCATCCGATTCGGGTGTGTCAACCATCTTGACACTTCCGTCTGGTTGCTCAATAGGCTTACGTTCGCCTTTGCGCTTGTAACGGCGCATCTTCTTTTCGAATTCGACGAAACCATACTTCATGATACCAGTGCCCAAAAGGGCAGCTTGTTCCATAGTACGTTCGACTTCTTCTTCGAAGTGCATCTGATCTAATTGAGCCGAAAAAATTGCTTCTTTAGCTCTAACTACATCTTGCGATACGGACGGGCGAGGACGAAGATCGAATGGCGGGTCCTCGTAAAAAATTCCTCCGAGAATTTTAGGGACTATACTGCTCAGGTGGTTTGAGACCATATATTTTGGGACTGACGAACTTCCGACACTCCCACCATCAAAAGCACTCTGAGTAGCTGGCGACTGATAAAGTAAATCTGCGAGAGTCCACGCGCTCGACCATTGCAAAACATTCAAATAGTTATCAGCTTCAGTCGTATCATCAATTACCAGTTTAACTGCCGCGTCGTCACCAAATTGTACGGTATCAGTTATCGAATCTACGTGGGTGTTTTCCGTAGTAATCTCGTTCGCAGGAGTAACGTACAAATCGTGGATTTTTTGTTCTATTCGCTGCTGTTGAGAATCAGACACTGTTCAATTTCCTATTTTGCCAATACTTTTTGTGCGCTTCCGACATTTTCTTTTTGACTTCTTCGGAAACAAAATAACCCGATGCCTTTCTTCGTTCCCAATCCAGTTTTGCTGCTTCGCTCATTTTCTTCTTGGTGTCTTCTGAACAAAGATGTCCTTTTAAAGCCAAGGAGATGTTTTTCTTAGCTTTTTCAGATAATGAAACCCCTGTTTTAGTTTCAGAGATTCGTCTTTTTGTTTCCTCTGAAAGAGTAGCGCCTCTTAGCGGACTTATTTTTCCTTTGGCACTAACAGACATCTTTCTGCGACTTTCTTCGCTATAAACAGGAACGTCGCCGCCTGTCTTCAGGTTATACCCATTCGGCACCATCGTGTGGTACCGTTCGATATATTCTTTTTCAAACTCGTCGGCTAGTTCTCTAGTAGACACATCGAAAAGAATTTCCATAGAAAAATTCTCTTTTCCGTACTTTCGTATAGCGCTACTTAAAGCGCAGCATCCCGAAGAACTACAGTGCTGAGACCAACGACGTGCTAACGGACGATTTGTTTGTCCGATATACCGCTTGCCGTTAATTAAATTCGTAATCAAATAAACAAACATTTTCACTCTCCTGTAAAGAGTAGACTGAGGCGTGTTACAGGCACGCCCCAATCAGGTTGTACGTACAAAATTATAGTCGCATTCCGGGAGGCAAAATCTTGCCAACCAGTTTTTTCATTAACTCTTGCCGAGAATCTCTCGGCGGTGGTGTCGGTTCTACGGGAGCTACGTTTGGCTTTGTTGGGTTGTGACCGCCGAACATGCGATTCTTCCAAGCTTCGCGGCGCGCCTTTTCTTGCATTTCTTCGTGCTCTTTTTCGACGTCTTTTGGATCGGCGTCGTGTTTAAGAGCGGAAGGAGGCAAGTGAGACGTGACGCCTAGGGCCACAGAATCCGGTATGTCATCTTTTCGATATGCGGTACTTTTACCGCCTCTGTATTCCGTAAGCTGTTTAAACGCCATGTCATTCCACGCGGCTACGACAAACCACAGTCTGTCGTTTGCCAACAAGAATTCCAAATCCATAATTCTAGAACGTTTGGCGTTTGGTTTTAAGGATACCGGTCGACGACGAATGAATTGTGCGATGTCGGAACCATATCTGCGACTTGCGTTTCGTAAATCACCATCTAAGAACGTTCCTGTTCCGTTGACATCTTCAATAAATACGGCTGACGGTCTGTGCTTTTTATGAAAATCAATCATCTGGTAAGCTAACTCGGATGACTTCCATTTGTCATAAACGACGTCCAAAACAACTACGCCGGGGATGCCGTCTTTGCCTCTATATATTCCGAGGGTGCTGCCGACCGAAAAATCCGATGTGCTTTTATCACTGTACGCGGTGTCCCAAGATTGAATAATTTCCATCTCTTTAGGTACAGCGCTCGGTTGATACAAATGGGCTCTTAACACATCCATATCGAACTGATTAACGTAGTCATCTATTTCTTGCGGATCGGTTGCGATGTTAAGTTGTTGGTTCTTGAAACCGCGTTCTTTGTTTTCTTTCAACAGTGAACGAAGTCTGGCAAAACTCAACTTCGAAGGGAACCACAAATCAACCATATCTTCCGTGACATCAAATATTCCGTTAGGAACACTTAGAAGATAATCGTATTTAGTTTTGTGTTCTGGCTTAGAAGTCCAAGCAGAGATGCTCAAATACGCGTACGGTTCCGGGTCATTCCCGTGCTCGTCTTTCGACATACGCCAGCCGTACCAATCTTTGGTAAAATAGCGCGTACCAATGATATCCGTAAAGCCCCAACCTTCAACAAGGTTGTTTGTGGCTTTCACTTTCTCTTTCAATGATTCGCGAAGCTCTTCGTCTGCCGAGTTCTTATCATCAACGATATCGTCCATCTTTCTGATATCGCAACGAGAACCTGTCGATGACGAATCCATCGACGTAATCCAAACGTGGTTTTCTTTCGAATTGAATGTTCGCGCGGGGCACATGAACGGCTCTTTCGATTTTCCGTTAATGCCTGTAAGCACGTACTCAGGGAATAGAGTTTGAAACGCCGTCGGCGTTCCTCTTTTCGGTAGATAGAAATAAGACTTAATTTCCATCATGAACATCCGAGCCAAGTTCTTCACGTTCGTCATAATCATTATGCGAGCGTCTGGGCAATTCAAAAGCCACTGTACTACGTCCAAGCCATCGATAGTTGACTTATATCCAGAACGAGGAGCAAAGAGAAGCATGGTTCTAGTCGGGGTCGTTCCATCGTTCGCAAACCTTTGCTGTTTGCCTATCGCCGTATGTACGTCGTCTTTGGTGTACTCGTCGAAGTACATTCCGTCAAAATTTTTGACAACGAACATATCACATATAACTTGGTGCGTGTTGTGGAAAAGACTGCAGCCTAGCAAACGTCCTAATGCAAATAAGTCTTTGCGATACTTGTCGCGCAAATCGAGCCAACGACGAAATGACACAGGAGCCGTTCCGTCGACCTCATACATCAGCTTGCAATTAACAACTTCACCATTGAGCTTTTTGTACTCGAACGTGTCGGGGTCTATCGGAACTTCTACTTTAAAGTCCTGTCCCAAACTGTCGTCGACCATTTTGGTCGCGCGAATCTTAAACGGGTGCTTGAATGGAATCGGACGATTCTGTTCTTTCTTCTTAGTCTTTTTGCGCTTGTCCGTTTCTTCTTCGTCCTCGTCTTCCATGTCAAGGATGTTCGCACCTTCGTAAATCGCTAGAAGATCAACTAGCTTTCGGCATTCGCTCTTGTAGCGTTTGCCTGTCGCATCAAACTCTTGAGCCCACGAAAGATTCGCCGCATGTTCGTCGAGAGCGTTCTCGATCTCTTGCTCTTTCGGAAGCATAGCGCTGGCTTGCTCTTGAGCCAACTTTTTTCGTGCTCTATAATCTCTTTGTCTTTCTGCAACTGACTTGGCCATTGAAATATTTTCCTCGGCCAATTATATTGCTGGCCAGTTACTGCTGTTTATTTGCATCGTACGCAAGACTGTACGGAGCCTCTCTGGGCTCTTTAGCTTGCGGTATGCTCGGCTTCTTTATTGCTGGTGGTAAAAAAGAAAACGTCGGATTACCCTCAACATTCTCTGTCGAGTTGTTTCCTTTTTGCAAAACATTCTTTGCACCTTTCAACACTTCTTGAACCGGATCGTTTCGCATGCTTAGACTCTTTTAGCTCTTCTTGACAACTACAGGTACGTCCGATGCGGCTGCAATGGCGTCGTCATCTTTACTGGGTTGACTAGGTTGATTCCTGTTCTGCCATGCCGTTGTAGCCCTATTGGCCGCGTAAGCTGCTGTAGCCAATGTGGCCGCTCCCGCGCTCGCGCCACCGTCGGGTAATTGGTGCGTGTGAAAACAAACGTGAATAAAACCAACCAACACCGTTATCGTAGATACGGCGGTAAGAATACGACTGCTGCTCGGTGTTCCATTATCGCAAAATGCGTCCTTCAAAAACTTAAACATTTATTGTTGATCCAGAGATTTTCTAGCTGCTTCTTCCGTTTCCATTCTGTGCTTAATGCCTGCGCC